AGTTAAATTTTTTTGTTTTAATTTTTAGTTTTGTAGAATCAGCGCCTGAAATAGCTTTGACCTTAAATCCGTTTAAAAACACTTCTCCTTGCGTAGACCTAGCTTTGGTGCTACTTAAGTTTTTAGAACTGTTTACAACTTCTTTTACGGCATCCGCTTTTCCTTGCTCATAGAAATGAGCTGCGATTTTATCCACGTTGTCAGCAGCGTACATAGCTTTGTGATAGCCTTTCGCATCATTAACATTACCATCTGAGTCTAGGAACTTCCCGACAAGGTTGTTAATATTCGATTGGCTTTCTGCAACTTTATCACGATTCTGAATATTATACTTATAGCTTTTTTCGCCGACTGTAATATCGAAACCTTCGAAATTGTCGTTGAAAAGCTCTTTAGTACTTTCCTTAAATTGTGCATGTTGTTGCTCAGCTGCTTCTTGCTGCTTATTATATCGGTTAAAAAAGTCTGTAGCTTTCTGTTGATCTTGAGTAACGCCCGGTCTCAACTTGATCTCGTCGTAATACTTACTCTTTGTCTCTTCTAAATAGCTTTTGGCTTTTGCAACTTCTTCTTTAAACGCAATTCTTTTTTTGCGTGCATCTCTATCTTCGTCAAGGTCTTCATCTACGGTAAAATCCTCTAATAACATATCAATGTCTTCACCTTCTAAATAAGGCTTTTCTTTTTTATAATACTCTTTTAATAACGTAACATCATCAACTTGAGAATAATCGGCGTTAAGTCTAGTATAGTCCTCTATTGTTCCACCTGTATCTTCCATAAAAGAAACTAGCTTTTCAATGTTATCAGGCAAAGCTTTACCAAGAATTTTTTTGTCTTGTATAGCTTTTTCTACTTGAGCTTCAACTTTCTTAGTCTCTGTTACTTCTTTGATTGCAGAAAACCCTTCAGTAGTTTCGTTGGACTCTTGTACAGATTCTCCCACCTTTGTGCTATCTCCGGATGGTTCTTCCACAGATACTTCTTTTGTTTCTCCGATTTGAATGGCATCTTCGTTTGGTATTACCACTTTTGTAATTTCTGGAGTCGTTTCAACTAAAGGCTCTTTAATTGTTACTTTAACAGGTTCATTACTTGGTGTTGTTAATTTTTTTGGAGTTTTCTTTTTAATTTTAAACTCGCCTTCCTGCTTAACAGGTTCATTTGTTTTTTCTTCTGTCATGATATAATATAATTAAATAATTGTTTACTTTATAAAAAAGCAGGTGGTTCTACATCTGCTGTGCTTTCAAAATCTATAGGCGTACTGTCGTTTTGTCTTTGGCCAATTAATTGGGATTGCTGCGTAGCTTCTATTTTACTTCGCATATCTTTTCTATCTTCAATTGAAGATTCTTTTTGTTGCATAGCCTGAACTTCTAATTGCTTTAATTGCATATCAAACTGAAATCTAGATTGCATCTCTTGAGCTTTTAATTGAGCCGCAATTTCCATTCGCTGAATTTCCATTTGATTTTTAGATTGCTCAAACTGAACATTTGCACCCATTATAGCTTCTTGCTTTTGAACTTCAGCCATAGCTGTCTTTTCTGCAGTATCCGCTTGAGACTGCCCTTGAGCTGCTATATTAGCTTGCTGATTAGCTTGATCTTGCTTGGCCTTAGCTTTACGCTTTATCTTAAGCATTTGATTCGCTAGCTTAAGGTTTTTAATTTGCCTTAAGTCAATAGCATCTTCAAGATCAATTCCGCTTTGTTGCAATGCAACTTGGATGTTTGCCTCTAGCTGAGCTTGCTCTTCATCATCTGGTTCTAGTTCTAAGAATATACCAAAATCATGAAGATTTAAATTTATAATTTCATCTAAAGTTTTTATGTTGTATGTAGATATAGAATTTTGTAGAGCACTTCTAGTTAGTGGAAATTCTAAAGCGTCAGCTATCTTAAGCGCAACGTTCTCGGCTAGTTTAAGGGTTATGTAAAGCCCCGACTGATTAATATGCCTAGTTGCTACATTCGATGCGTTAGCGGCCATCTTTTGAAGCCCTACAAGCGAATTTTTATCCATAGCTGTACCGTCTCTAGCTTCGTTAAGCCCGGTTACATCACGAATCATTTGCAAGTAGTATTGGTATGTTTGAATTAATGCTCCAATTTTAGCTTGTCCACTTGAACTATTAAGTTCTTGAATAGGTACTTTGCCTGGATTCATATCACCGTCTTGCGTAAGTGATCTACCTACAATAGAACCTGTTTGGAAATACATATTAAGCGCCTCTGCAGGATTGTAGTTTGTACCATTACCTAAATCAACTTCTGCAAGCCCGTCCATATCTAAGTAAACTCCATCCGGCACCATTCTAGATAATACCTGTTGTAGCTTTAAATGTGTTAGTTGAATCATATCAGCAAATCCAATACATTTACTTACTAAAGATTCAATACGTCCTTTGTACATTCTAGGTGCACATAAAGCATAATTCATTTCTACTTTAGTTGTATCAGCTGTAGGTCTAGACATGTTTTCTGCTAGTTCCCATTTAACCATTTCATTTGAACCTAATACTTTGGCTCCCGTATATAAAACTTCTATAGATCTTGATACTCTTTCAAAGTTATCATTTTCTGGTGGATTAAATGAATCTGGCTTTTCTAAAGCTTTTAATAATCCCTGCGGTGTTTCTTTTATTTTAAATACTTGATTATGATATGTTTTATAATCGAAGTATAGAACTTGAACTGTATTTTCATCGTAATTGCCCCAACCAGTTATATACTGACTATTACCTGGCATTTGTTGAATTCTTTCAAGCTCTTCTTCTGAAATGCTTGGAAATTCTTTTTTAAGCTCAGGTATTGTTATAGACTTTACTTCACCTACGTAATATACATCATCAAAGTTAGGATCTTCAGTATAAGAATAAACAACATAAGCTGGATCTACATAATCAACTGTAATTCCTTCAGCCGTATTAAACCCGGTTTTAGCACACGCAATACCTAAAACAGTTAAATCCATATTTAACCTTTTTCTAGTAAGGTCATATTTGTTTTGAGCAAGCACAGATGCAATTGCTTCTTCTTCTGCTATTTCAATTGATTGCTTATAGCTTAACTGCATATGAAGTTCTAATTCATCTTTAGACTCAGGCACGGTATCAATATTTGGTGTTTGATATAAGTCGATACCAAGTGTTTGTTTTAAGCTATCTAAATACTCTTTAGCCACCATATCTTCGTATAGCATAGAAGCGTAATCAGTTCTTTTCTTTATAGAAGACGGGTCTTGAGCGTAAGCTTTAATATCGTAAGACTTTCCAGATATGCCATTTACTACGATGTCTACAAATTTAGATAAAATAGGTACTGGCTTCCAGTCTAAGTTTAAATAAGATAAATCACCGTTTATAGATAGCTCATCTTTGTACTTTTGTATTGATTGCTCACCTCGAGCATATAATCTTAATTGGTGAAATTGATTCCAACTAGTTAAGTATCTATTACCATTAGTACGCCCTTGTCCAAACCATTCGTATTCAATAGCTTGACCAACTTGCGTCCCGTATTCCCAGCTTGCTTTTTCTGCATCGCTTACTACTTGACTAGGAAAAGCGCTATTGGTGTTAGTATATATACCCATTTAACTTATTATTTTTGATGTTGAACCTTTATTATCGTACTTTTTAAAACCTAAATCTAACGCTTGTGGTTTTTGTCTAGGGGCATTTGGTGCATATCTATGTTTATTACAAGCCATTAAAGCTAGCCCTGAACTGATAGAAGCATCATGCTTTGTTCTATTATTAATATCAAACTTAGCCCAGTCTTCCAAAGTTCTTTGAAAATATACATCTCCATAACCAGTTTCTTTTAAACCTACAAAGTCGTTTATGTAAGTTTCAATTGCGGCTGCGTGAGCTTGTTTAATATCTTCGCTAGAATTCGGTATTCCGCCTAGCTCTCTTTCTGTCACAGAAAGTTTATTGTATTTTTTGTCAGGTCTATTAATTGAATAACCTCTGTAGCCTCTTCTTTTAAAATGATACAATAATCTAGGTTTATTATTTTCAGCAAGTATAGGCATTCCGTAAAACACGCAAGCCATTAAAACGTCTTCAAAAAATATTTCAGCGGTTTGAGGTCGAGATATGTATTCTAAAAAAAACATATTTGCCGGCACGTCTTCCATTGAAAATTTAGTTAAACCGTGAAGAGATCCATTGGATCCTCTGCCGTCTGTAGTGCCCGATATATCGTATGGATCACAACCAAATGCTCCACAGTGTTCATTGCCAGGATGATTAGTACCATTTTTTATATATCTTTTATTTTGAAGATGAACAGGCGGAACCCAAGTTACTAAAAATCTACCGTCTTTATTCGGTACAAATATTACTTTAGTATCTTTATGGCCGTTTTCCCATTGAAAACTTCCCTGTGTTACATTAATTGAATTTTTAAGATCTTCATTAAAATCTATTTGCTCGTATATCTTCGTTAAATTAAATAAAGATTGTTTAGATTCGTCTCTAAATGCGTGCTTGGTTGTTCTTGGAAACTGTCTGTAGAATTCATTTAAACTATCTTGATCAGACTTTAAGCCTTCTACTTCATTGTCCCAATACTCTATTACGCCTTGTGTTATTTTTGTTCCGTGTGGATCTTCAACTTCTTTTTTTGGTGTGTTGAATACAGGAAAGCCATAAGAATCAATGTATCCTTCGTAGTTCCATTCCATAGGTATGAACAAAGAATATAGTCCTGAACGAGTCTGTCCATTGGCGTTTCTTTGTGTAACATTTGAATCATCGTAAAGCTTTTTAAAATTTGCGCCTCCTTTATCAAGTGAGTTGGAAGTTGATCCCATCATGCACTTTCCTATAACTCTGGAACCTAATCGTAAACAAGTTCTTGTTACTCGCCAGTTG